CCAAAGCTGCGGGTAAAGGTGTATTGAAATCTGCTCTAAAGAAAATTCCAATTATTGGAGCAGTTGCAGGATTGGGTTTTGCCGCAAGTCGACTTATGGCTGGCGATAAAACTGGCGCTGCATTAGAGGCAGCTTCGGGATTAGCAGGAACATTGCCAGGATTAGGCACTGCTGCTTCTGTAGGTCTTGATGCCACTCTTGCAGCGCGTGATGCTGGATTGTTAGGCAAAACTGCAATGTCGAATCCATTGAAGAGCGACATTCCAGCAACAATTATGGAACGTTCCAGTGCGCAGTTGAATGCAGCAAAGAGCGCAGCGCCGCCAGTAATCGTAAATGCACCATCAGCGCCACCAGCAGTACCTCCACCACCGCCACCAAAACAAGCAACTGGTACGCCACTAGTACGCAATCCTGATGATGCATTTATACGCGCAACAAGTCGTGACTTCTATCATCCAGCATCAGTTTACAAATAAAAAAAGGGAGGCTTGCGCCTCCCTGAAAACATCTATAGTTTTCTAGTGTAATCAGTCTTCAGCCAACTTTCCGAAGAAAGCCATTGAATCATCATCGTCGGTTGCTGCGACGCCAACGTCTTCGTCGGCAAGTTCGAGATCTTCAGCCTTTGCCTTTACGCGAGCAGCGGCAACGCCATCAAGACCAAGAACACGATCCAACTTCGACTTCAGTTCATCGTAAGACTTAAAGTGTTTCGGATCGAGGAACTCCTTAAGAGAGTACTCAGCCTTCCAAACCTTTTCAATCTTCTCGTCGTCACCTTCAAACAACGGAGATGGGGTATCAAACTCTGACTTATCGTAATTACGATAGCCTTCAACCTTACGGATCTTGAGTTTGAAATTTGCACCTTCCCAGAAACTGAACGGATTGACTGCCTTTTCATCTTCGAACTGCGGCTCAATTTTCTCTTTGATCTTATCAAAGATTTTCTTGCCATACTTGTAGAGGAAAACCTTACCTTCGTTTGCAGGGTTTGCGGTATCCTTAATAACAAGAACGTTTGAAATGTAAGTCAAGCGACGCTTTTGCTTACGAGCAATTTCCTTGTTTGCTTCGATGCCAGAATTCCACAACTGAGTGTTGTACTCAGAAACTGGATCCTTCTGACCAAGAGTCGTCAAACTGTTCTCAATGTACCAACCACCAGGACCTTGAAAGCCATGGCTGAATACTTGAACCCAAGGCATCGCATCTTCACCATCAACAGCAGGGGCGTCAAGAAAACGAATGACTGCGTAGCCGTTACCAGCGGAATCAACCTCTGGTTGCCACAAACGTTCATCTTCTTTGGAGCCGCTGTTCTTCGTGTTAGTTTCGAGTGCTCGGGCGAGTTTGCCGAGTGAAGAATTTTTCTTAAGAGCGGATAGATTTGACATATGTATAACCTCGTATGTATTGTATTAAATGTATAACTTTATCCACAGTATCATAACAACAATAGTATATATTAATTTTGAGCAGGAGTCAATTCCTTTTTAATCAAAAATTTAAACATACTATCATTCAATGGAGCATAAGCAAAAAAGAATGGCTTATACTTATTGAATTTTTTATAAAGATTACTCCAAATGAAGTCATCTTCAATCTTTGTATTCCAACGATCAAACAAACCAATTAGATGATCTAGAATGATTAGCGAGTCTAGATTAATTTCTTTTTGCATGTATAGATTCAACAATTCAGGAAACTGCCTATCTTTACAACGCAATGAATCGCCGAAATCAATTTGTTTAAGTTTCTCTAAATCTTCTTTGAAATGATCAGCGCGAGATGACTGCCAACGTTTCCACTCTTTGAAAGTTTGTGCGGCTTCATCTTTCAACAACTCACTAATCCAGTTATTCTCTTTGTGAAAGAAATTGACTGCGTAGAAGTAAGGCAATTCACCTTCATCATACATCCTCGCAATTCTATGAAAGGAGTATTTGTCCTTTCTTAAATCAAAAGTTTCAATCGTAGTTCTAGATTTACCATTGTACTGAAAGTAATCAAACCCATCATTCATGAAATGAAGTCTGACTGAATTGTAGCACACATAGGCATCGTAGCCATTCATAACGGCAATCTAGATCCTCTTTGAATAAACCTCAGAGTTTCTGCTTCTGCTGCAATCTTAGATTTTAAATTTTCGTTTACTAATGTTGCAGCAACTTCAACCTCTAGCCCACTTTCTTCGCAGTAGTGTGTGATAGCGTCAATCAATGTCAAGTCCATCTTTTGCGCCATTTCCTCTATCATAATACAGAAGTTATTCTTCTCTTCGCGTGTTGCCATTTCAGCTTGGTCCAAATACTTCGTTGATGATACGATTCACTTTAATGAACTTACCCTTATGATATAATTGATAAAGTTCTTCAGCGCCAACATAAGTGCATGCTGAACGAACACCACCCAGAAGATTCTTTACAGAATCTGATACTTTTCCACGATAAGGAATCATTACTTCTTTCCCCTCGCTTGCGCGATATTCTGCAACACCACCATTATAGAGTTCCTGTGCTGCTTTAGAAGCCATCCCATAGAAACGAACAGATTTTGTGCCGAGAGTTGTTACGATTTCTCTTTGCGCGCCATCTAGACCTTCGTCGTGACCCGCGAATATACCACCAAGCATAACAAAGTGTGCACCAGCGGCAAACGCTTTTGCTACGTCTCCTGGACAAGTGCAACCACCATCAGACATGATTCTTCCATGAGCAGATTCAGCAGCATCATAACATTCAAGAACTGCCGACAATTGCGGATAACCAACACCTGTCATCTTACGAGTCGTGCAAACTGAACCAGGACCAATACCGATCTTAACGATATCTGCGCCACACTCAATCAATGATTCAACTGCTTCTGGTGTTACGACGTTGCCCGCAATCAAACCATATTCTGGATAGTTCTCAGCAAACTCACCAACAAAGTCTGCAAACTTACTTGTGTAACCATTTGCTACGTCAATGCAAACTGCGCGAGGATGAGGAATATCGTTATCAATACAAAAATTATGAAATTCTTCAAACTTACTCAAATCGCTATCAGTAGTACCAAGAGAGTAAATTGCATAAGGCGCAACATCGCGTTCAGTATCATAGAAATCAATTAGCGACTGTAGAGTATAATGCTTATTCAAAGCAGTTAAAATTTTATCTTTACTCAACGCCATAGCCATTTCAAACGTACCGACGCCATCCATATTTGCTGCGACGACAGGCACAACATTCAAATCAAAGAAGTCAACTTCCAAATCAACTTGTTGCCTTGAATATAAATCTGACTGCTTTGGTACAAGCAATACATCAGAAAAGTCTAGTTTAATTTCAGCATCAATTTTCATATACCCACCTTACTCATAAAAGATATGAGCGCCAATTTTAGTGATTCTATTTTTATGTTTAGCCCAAAACGGTTCAACGTAGTCTGCATGATAGTATAACGCATTTTTGAGTTCAGGTAAAGTATTTCGTTCGCCTGATACAATTTCTTTCGACATTTGATAAATGCGTTGCCAATCTTTATCTTCTATGCGACTCTCGTGAAACTTTCTCTGACAAACCCAACTGAATTCGCAAGTTGTCTTTCTTTCATAAACAACGCCGCAAATAGTTTTTGCGAAGTTCTTGTGAGCAACTCGATTCATCGTCACTGTCGCAACAGCCAGTTGACCTTTTCGCAATTCACCAACTGCTTCATAGTAAATATTGTCCGCGAGACAAATGGCTTGCTCTTCTTGAAAATTCTTTCCAAGCAAGTTATCAATATTATCTTTCAGGAACAGTTTATACATCCCGTACATGATCAACGGGAAAACAATCAGAAAAATTATAACATAGTAGAAAACAAAAGAAACAATTTTCTTTCTTAAGAACTCAAAACTTTCTTCATTCATAAATTAATTATTGTAGAAAAGGTGATTACCAATTCGTTTCACAAAAGTTTTAGTGCGCGACCAGTTAGGGTCAACATAGTGTGCGTGAAAGAATTTAGCGTTACCCACAATGTCACTTTCACGTTTTGCTACGAGGAAAT